GTCTATCTCGTTGGTAAATGATGTCTTAGAACTCAATTTTATTTACAAGAATGAGGAGCATTTTCAGAACGATTATATTACAGGAACTCCTGACGTAAACACGGAAGATGTATTGCTTGACGTTAAATCCTCTTGGGATGCTACTACCTTTCCGTTTTTTGAGACTGAAATACCTACAAAGGAATATTTTTATCAACTTCAAGGCTATATGTGGCTCACAGGAAAGACGGAGTCAATGCTTTGCTACTGCCTTGTTGACACTCCTATCGAAATGGTAGAGGACGAAATCCGCAGAGCGCATTGGAAGCTACACAAGATTGATGAGGACTTAGATTTGCGTGAAGAGGTAGAGAGCAAACATCAGTTTTCACACATACCTAAGAACCGCAGAGTAAAAGTTTTCAAAGTAGAGAAAGACGAACAAGTAATTGAGCAGATAAAATCCAAGATTGAAGACGCTCGCATTTATTATAACGCACTAATGGAAATGCTATGAAAGAATTTATGGTAAAGGAACTTCTTGATAGATACGAGAAGTCAATACAGGAAGCCACATACTACAAAGCAAGAGTAAATAGACACGAAGACGATTTGCGAAAGGCTAATAGAGAAGCTCAGCAATTAAGAGTAAACGTTCATTTGCTTGAGGCAAAAATTGAAGAACTACAAAAACAAGAACAATGCAACAAGAAGTAAAAGACCAAGTAGTTTTAGCCGTAATGGCGAAGTATGCTGAACGCTCTGCAACAGGACTACGAAAATACGGAGTAACATTAGAACGAGAAGACCTGACTATCTATGATTGGATAAATCACGCTCAGGAGGAAGCTATGGATTTCACGTTGTACCTTGAGCGCATCCGTAAAGAAATTCAGTTGATAGAAATCAAAGGATTTAGCAACGGCTACCGAGAAGCGATTAAAAACGAAAGAGGCTGCAAATGTTCAGGAGTTGAGGCAGAACACAAATGCCATTGCTTTAATAAACAAAAGCTAAACAAAGACGAACAAAAAGAAAAGCTAATTGAGTTGATGAACATGGATAGTTACGATAAATCAGAATAAGATGAAAGTAACAATAGAATACGACAACGAGCAAGACGCAATCCAAGCGTTAAAAGCTGAGCGATGGCAGGGCGCATTGTGGAAACTTGACCAAGAGTTGCGAGGCATAGTGAAACACGGATACATTGGAAGCCGAGAAGCTACTGAATGCGAAGTAGAAGTCTACGACCAATGCCGTAAGATGCTACGTGAAGCAATGAACTATAACGAAATAACCTTTGACCTATGAGCCACAACCAAAACGAGCGCAACGAATACTGCGCAGCAATAGCAACAATGATAATGGTAACAGTTATCGCAATTATTTTAGTAATCAATTTAATTTTTAATTTATAATGGAAAACAAAACAAACACGGGAGCAATCTTCAAAAACACGAACAAGAAAGCTGACAATCATCCTGACTACAAAGGAAAGGTAAACGTAAACGGCAAAGAAATGGAAGTTGCTCTTTGGCTAAAAGAAGGCAAAGCAGGTAAATACTTTAGCGCATCATTTAGTGAGCCGTATGTAGCACCTGAAACAATGGAGAGAAGACCTGTAAGTGACGAAATGGAAGACGATGGACTACCCTTCTAATATGTACATAGACGACGACACACTTCGAAAGCAACTGAATAGGATATTGTATACAAAAACACGAAACCAAATAGTCCAAGAGATAAAAGCCAAAGGACTCAAGATGCATCAGTTTCAGTTAAACAACTTCCTACAAGGTAAAGACGTAACCTTATCAACCTTACACAAGATAGATAACTACGTTACACGAGAGATTTACTTAAACAACTTAGAGCCACTTTAACAGGTGGCTTTTTTAATTTTATTGCGTGATTAGAATTTAGTCTTATATTTGTTTAGAATTTAATCAATGGATGCACTCAAAATTTTAGCAGACCACCACAAAGAATGGGTAAAGATAGTCCGTTCATTTGGAGAGCAAGACCTTGCAGAAGATGTAGTGCAAGACGTTTACCTGAGAATAGTCAAGTACAACTACGAGGAGAGAATACTCAAAGACGGAAAACCAAACATTGCTTTGATGTGGATGATGCTTCGCAACCGAGCATTCGAAATAAACAAAACGGGTAGCGTTCAGTTTTTATCATTAGACGAAGTAAGAGGAGTAGCAGATGCGGAGTCAGAATTAGAAAAACACGAAGCACTTGAAAGACTACACATCAGGATACACGAAGAGATGGGTAATTGGCATTGGTATGACTCAATGTTGTTTAAAGTCTATAAGGAAGGAAACGCATCAATGAGAGACATAGCTAAAGACTCAGGCATCTCACTTACTTCGATATTTAACACGCTAAAGAACTGCAAAGAAAGACTGAAAGAAGAAGTCGGCGAAGACTATACTGATTTTACAAACCAAGATTACGATTTAATTTAATATTATGGCAAAAACACGAACACCAAGAAAAGCTAAAGGCTTAGGAGATACAATAGAGCAAATAACTGAAGCTACAGGTATCAAGAAACTTGTTGAATTTATTGCAGGAGAGGACTGCGGATGTGAAGAGCGTAAGCAGAAACTCAACGATTGGTTTCCATACCGCAAACCTGAGTGCCTAACTGAGGAGGAATACAACTATCTTACGGAAACACGAATACTTGAAAGAGACACATTCAAACCAACGGAAGTAACAAGAGTAAGAGAAATATACTCACGAGTAATGAAGATACGTTTAGAGCCATCCTCTTGCGCTTCTTGCTTCAGAGAGATTGTATTTAATATGCGTAAGATTTACCAAGCATACGAAGCCTAACTAAACACGGACACCAATGGCAAAAGTAGGAAGACCACGAAAGATAGATAGCCCTGATACACTCCTAAGTCTATTCAGAGAATACAAGACGTGGGTAAAAGACAATCCAAGATACAAGTACACACTCAACCAAAGAAGCGGAGAGATGGTAGCAGAACCTCTTGAAGTACCTTTGTCAATGGAAGGCTTTGAAGTGTGGGCATTCGAGAAACACGAGCTTTGGATTGAGCATTACATCAAGAATACAAACGAGGCTTATCAAGAATTTTGCTCCGTCTCTACATATATAAAGCGAGAAATCCGCTCAGACCAAATCAACGGAGGCTTAGTAGGTCAGTACAATGCGAACCTTACTGCACGTTTAAACGGACTAACTGAGAAGACTGAAACGACTGTCACAATGGAGATGCCGTTATTCCCTGAAGAAACTAAAGCAATAGACGCAGATGTTCAAACGAACTACCTCGATAAATAAAATCTTATCTTTAAAAAGACGGATTAAAATCATTCAAGGCGGTACATCCGCAGGAAAGACGTTTGGCATCCTTCCGATACTGATAGACAAGTGCGCTAAAGAAAATGGCTTAGAAGTCTCCGTAGTAGCTGAGACGATACCTCATCTCCGTAGGGGTGCGCTTAAAGACTTCCTGAAGATAATGCGTTGGACTAATCGCTACTTTGACGACAGATTCAACAAGACCTTACTTAGATACGATTTTGCTAACGGCTCATCAATAGAGTTCTTCTCAGCTGACGATGCGTCAAAACTACGAGGAGCAAGACGTGACATCTTGTACATTAACGAGTGCAACAACGTAACCTTTGAGTCTTACAATGAGCTTGCCATCCGTACAAAGCGAGAGGTATTCTTAGACTTCAATCCTGCAAATGAGTTTTGGGTACACAAGGAACTAAAAGACGAACCTGACACGGACTTTATAATCTTAACCTACAAAGACAACGAGGCTTTAGATGAGTCTATTGTCACACAAATAGAGAAAAATCGTGACAAGGCAGCTACGAGTTCGTATTGGGCAAATTGGTGGCGAGTGTATGGTCTAGGCGAGGTAGGTAGTCTTGAGGGGGTAGTGTTGAATAATTGGAAAGAAATTGACACCATACCAAAAGAGGCGAAGCTGATAGGCATAGGACTTGACTTTGGGTACACGAATGACCCTACGGCAGCTATTGAGATTTACAATTATAACGGAACACGGATAATAAACGAACTTGTTTACCGCACAGGAATGGTAAACTCAGACA